CTTTTCATACTTAACCCGCCTGCACCAACTAAAACATTATATTTGTTTGCTACATTAAGGGAAGAAGAACCACCAGGTAAATCATCTACATGAACCTTTTCAAAAAGAGGGCTTTCTTTTTTAGTAGCATAAGCACCCAATGGGTCTAATAACACCCCGCTGTTATTAATTTTACCTACTAAATCTACCCTTACATTAGGAAAATCATTCATTATAAGGCCGATATTTTCAACTTTATTTTTTGTTATATCTATAATATGGCTACCACCAAGACCCATCTTTCTTTCTATTTCCGCAAGTTCGGTAATTTTGGATTTGTATAGCTTTTTATACTCGTCATATTTTTTAAGAGGTTCTTTTTGCCATGTACCGTCTTTACTGCTAGGACTTTCACCTGTACCCCCACAAACAGGGCATCTTGTGGTTGGTGGTAATTTAGTTAGCTGTGCATCTTTTGAATTATTAGATATACCTGCAAAATTTCTGGCAGGGTCTCTCTTTCCTAATATAGCAGCAGGGTTTAAACAAGCAGCAGCATATCCAATCAAATCAAAATTTGCTTTTTTATTGTTTACAACAAGATGGTCTTTACCTTGAGATCCCATACAAACTGGACAAACAGCAAAAGTACCCTTTCTTTCCTGTAAAGTTGAAGTTAACCTAAAATAAGGCGATACATCAAAAGATTCAGATCTTTGTATTTCGAATAATTGTTTTATATTAGCTATTGATGCTACTATATCGTGCCATTGTTTAAAATACTCTGACTTTAAATTACCTATCTTTGTATAGTAGTCACCCCTTACAATAAAGTCTAAATCTCTTTCGGTGTAAACGTTTCTAAACCCCTTTACTGTGTCGTACTGATCTTGTAATACTAATTTTTGATCATTATGTGTGGCTAATTCAATATTTGTTTTTAAAGCAAACTGTTTAAATGAACCATTATAACCTGAAAATTTTAAACTTTCCCTGTAGTCGGAATTTACAAATTCTATCGTGCCGCCTTTTTGGTTTATAACATATTTGTTCTTATAATATTCTAAATCAGATTCATTAGTTGCGCTTAAAGATCTATTTTCAAAACTACCAGGATAATCGTACCCACCCTTTCCACCATAAATTTCTTTCCAATCAGCATTACCATAATTAGCAGCAAAATATACCGGAAATAAGGGGTCACCATCATGGAAAAACACCCATACGTGCGAACCTACAGCTGGAACAGCGAATGAACCTTTTGGTCCATTCGAATATACACTCGGTGAATAATCAAATGAAAATACATTTACATTATTAACGTTATTCTTTGCATCATTAAATGCATCATTAACTTTAAATCTATATTTTTCATAAACGTTACCTTCTTTTTCACCAATTAAATCTACGTTTTGTTGTCCTGATTTTTGGTCAGATAACTCGCTTTTTACCGTTATTTCGTCAGCTTGAAATCCACTAACTCCAGAAAAACTGCTATCTGAAGTTGACCCATAACTAGGAAAAGCATTAAATCTTCCTGATGACATTTCACCTGTTATGGGAGACGCACCTATACTCCAAGGTAAAATTTTCTTTAAATCTTCATAAATGTCATTTAAATCACTTTGTAAATTTTTACCCAAGAATTTGAATTTTTTATCTTTTGGAATTTCATTCCAATTTTTATACACGGTGGGTGATATATGAGGCACGAAAATTTTACAACGACCTTTAGCTAGTGGGTCGTTATTTTGTATTACTATTCCTAAATAATTTCCGTAATATTCTTTCATTATAAACTAAATGTTCTCCTTTGTGTATATCCTAACGTTCTTAAAATTGATTCAGCCAGCTTATTATAATCTCTTTTAGTTATCTTTTTGTATAATCTATTAACTGTCAAAGCTTTCTCTTCAATACCAGCAGGTGCAATTAAAGGTACACTATTTGATTTATTAGCAAAATTAAACTCAAGCCCTTCTGCAATTGCTATTTCAATATCTTCTTCACCAATAGCTTTAGATGAATTAATTCTTGATTTTATATTGTTTTGTCTTGCTTGCAATGCAACAATAATTTGTAACGGTGGTAAGTCAGGCCAGCCTTCAATTTGTCTAACTTTATCTCCAATAGAGTCGGTAGTAAATGATATATCTTTTGCAGTTTCTATTTCCGTTCTTTGAGAATCTACAAATTCTTCTAATTGTTTTATTATTTTATCTTTTAATTTCTTATATCCAGCTCTATTTAAAGAAGCTTTTACAGATTCATTTGTATTTTGATTAGGTGAATTTTTAATTAAGAAAACTTCTTTACCTGATTGAGTATTTGCATAAGAAAAATCTTCTAACAAATAAACAGCATTATATAAGAAATTATATTCAGATTTAAACTCAGCTATTGATAAAGGCTCTGGTAAGTTTCCAAAATTATCTTGACCTGTTGGTGCATCAGCTGTTCTATTTTCGGTTTCTTTTATTGATTGATCTTTTAATGCTGCTACAGATCTTTCAGTTTCTTTTTTTGTTATTTCATCTGTAAGATTTGGTAATTTTTGAGCGTCTCTTTTTTGTCTTGGCGTTAGTTTTAAATCAACATCACAGCCTAAAAATTTACCTAAAGTTAATCTACCTGCTTCTTGTTGGTTAAATTGATTTAAAAATTTAAAATTAAGCAAGTTACTAATACCATCAATTGTACCGGTGACCGCACCTGTGATATCTCCTAAAGTCTTAGCAAATGCATCAGCTATAGAAATCGAAGGTATTGTTGGTTTAAATTGATCAACGCTGAATAAACCTAAAGGTGCTGTGAATATACCTATAATGTCTTTTACTCTTTGCTTTATACAATCAGCTATACTTGGTGTGTTTAATTGTAAAGCTTTATCTCTTTTTAATGTAGCAGATGCATTACCTATTGCTGTTTCTACAACCTTACCTGTACCATCGACGGTAGTTTTTATAAAATTTGATGAAGCTAAAGCAGAAGTTTTTACTGCCTCAGATGTTTGCTCGGGAATTTTTGCAGTTTTCTTTACTTCTTCTTTTACGTTATCTTTTAACTCCCCTAACCTTTTTAGAGGGTCTAAAATTGCATTGACCGTATTAACTGCAGATTTAATTATTCCATTTAATACACCGGTAATTTCATCAGTAATAGTTTTAAATATGGAACCGTCGGCCAACCCCTTTACAAAACCAATAGCTCCGTTGACTATATCCAAAAAAGGTTGAACTACTGCTAACACAGCACCTACAGCTACATTAACTGCTGCAGATATAATTTGGCCCGGTAAAGCTGCAACAGCTTTTACCACACTTTGCGATACTTGTTTAACGGAATTCTTGAGAGAACTAAGAATTGTTTTATAAGCGCTACCCGCCATTTTAAATATTTATCAACAAAACTTCAATATAAACTTGATATTTCGATGTTACCTATTACAATATTCATATGCATATTTGTGTTATACCAGATCTTCATAATCGTACGGAAATAGCAGAAAGGGTTATAGATAAAGAAATTAATAATGTAGATAAAATAATCTTCTTAGGGGATTATTACGATAATTTTTTTGATGGACCCGAAGACGTAGCTAAAACATCTAAATTACTAAAAAATTATATTTCTGATTCAAAATTTGAATTTTTAATTGGTAATCATGATTTGCATTATATAGTAGGTGAACCTGCTTTTAGAGCAAGCACTTGGACGCAAGAAAAATTTGATGCGGTAAATGAAATTTTATCACCGGAAGACTGGGAAAGATTTAATTGGTCCATACCAATAGACAATTGGTTGTTTTCTCATGCTGGGGTTAACATGAGCGATTATTCTCAAGAGAAATTAGACGGGATACTTAATAGTCATATAGAGGAGGTTCTTGAACAAAATTTAGAGAAATCTACGTGGTTTTCACCTTACGGTGATTTTTGGTTAAAATATTTGGATGGTAACCCTTTTGCAGCTGATAATGATAAAATTTATAGTCAAGTAATTGGCCATACTGTTTTACCTAGATGGAATATGAAACAATTAATTGGGTATAGGTGTTATTATATCGATACATGTTCTCAACATTACGCAATAGTTGATACCGAATTGGATAACGTTACAATAAACAAAACTGGTTATGAACATGTTTATCATCCAGGTGAAATTCGTTGGATTAATAAAATTAATCAGTCGAAATTTATATGAGTAAAAAATTTATAGCGTTTACAGGTCCTGGTAGTTCGGGTAAAACTAGTCTAATTGATAGTATAAATTTTTCTAACCTCTTAGGTCACGAATGTATTATGATTAATTCTCATACTCGTGATTTAAAAAGACAGGGGTTTCCGATTAACTCATCAGGTAGTGATGAGACGCAAATAATGATAAGTATTAAACACTTTCAAAACGTATTAAATGACTTAGGACAATCATGTGTATTTGATAGGTGTGTATTAGATGGCTACATATATACGAAATGGTTATGGCAGAAAAAGAAAGTATCTAATTATGTTGTAAGGTTTGCTGAAGGTATTTTTAATAATTATATTTCAAAATACAATGTAATTTTTCATTGTGTACCTGATTTCGATTTTGTTAAAGATTCAGATAGATCAACAAATAAGGAAGATAGGAATATAATCAATCATTTGTACGAAACCGAAGTATTGATATTGAAAAATTTATATCATAATAGTGATACGCAAATTGTTTCGTTAACAGGTAGTCCTGCAAAGCGTAAAGAAGTGGTTGAAAACGTTTGTAAAAATTTATAATAAAGTTATGGCATTACAAGAATTAGATAACTCAAATATTAGTACTCATTTAGGTCAGAGTAGTTCATATTCTGGTCAATATGATAAATCTCTCTTAGTAAGAGAACCGAGGCAAAGTAATCGTACTTATCTCAATATTAATGAAGGGGATGAATTACCCTTTCATGGTTGTGATGTATGGAATGGTTACGAAGTATCTTGTTTAACAAATACAGGTAAACCGGTAGCAGCAATTGCTAAAGTAGTTTATCCATGCAATAGTAAATATATTGTCGAATCGAAGTCTATGAAACTATATTGGAATAGTTTTAATATGACTAATATGGGTGATAATGATTTACAAGCAATGGATGAAATGGCTAAGCATGCTATTGAAGATTTATCTGAATTACTTGAAACCGACGTTCAAGTACATTTACAATACCCTGATGCGGAACCTAGTGTACCTGTAATTAGAGATGTTGAAAGTTTTACTCATTTAGAGATTTCATGTAGTGAAGATATAAATTGCGATACGTTTACCGAAACCCCTGATCTTTTAGAATTAGAAGATATTGGTGCTTCTGATGTAAGGCGCTTTAAGTCTAATTTATTGAAATCAAACTGTAGGGTAACTTCACAACCCGATTGGGGTGATGTTTTTATTGGAATTAGAGGTAGTAAAATACCTACTATTGATAGCTTGTTAAAATACATCGTATCTTTCAGAGATGAATGCCATTTTCATGAAGAGATATGTGAGTGCATATACAAGAGACTTTGGGATATTTGTTCTCCCGAAGAGTTGACTGTAACTTGTTTATATGTTAGACGAGGAGGTTGGGACATTAATCCACATAGAGTCTCTCATGAATATCTATATAACAATGAGTTAGCTGATGTGGGTGAGATGTTTAGTAAACAGGCTAGACAATAAAAAGAAAAGCCCACCGCAAGGTGGGCTTTTTACTCAAACAACACAAACATTAAACTGCTATACCGCCGCCAAGACCTAACTGCTGCCATTTTCTTCTTCTGTTAGGACCAACAATTACGTTAGCACCACTAGTTGATGTTATGACAGTGGACCCTGCATTGGCAATAGTAAATTCTACACCGGTATTATTAACTGTAAGTAACCATACCTTAGAACCAGTAGGTAATCTAGAAGTAAAGTCTGTAGAAACACTACCTATTAAGCCGTCATCAAACGAAACTGAAGATGGCTCATAATATAAAGTCGTTGAATCTGAATTCCACAACACCCCGACAACGTTTTCACCTTCCCATGTGCCAAATGCACCTACGTTAACAGAATCTACATATACGTTAGTACCTGAAAGAGGAGAACTATCTGGGTAAGTTGAAAGTACCTGTACTGCGTTGGAATAACCAGTACCAAACCCTCCGTTTGGACCAGGACCGGGGGTAACTCTTGCTATGCTGAGTGCTACATTGTTTAATGCTGTTGCCATATTAGTATTTATTCTTTTTTGACGATTTTTTTGTACAAACAAAAAAAAGCCCAGCCTTTCGGCTGGGCTCTGAATAGTAACTTCGATTAGAAGTATACGGCCTGTGAGCCTGGAGTGAACGCATCGCCCAAGTTCTTCAAGATAATAACGTGATAATACAAGTTAGCACCGAAGATGTTGTCAACAACACCGTAACGGGTTAACAAGCCAACACGTGGCGAGAAGTCGTTAGGACCAATTGTTCTCTGAACCATAACAGGAATGTATGGACAATAGATAATACCTGTGTCGTAAAACTCAGGACCTTTATATCCAAGCAACGCATACTCAACACGATCCTGTCTAACCTGGTTAGTAACAGTAGTGTAAGGAGTGTATGTTCCCTGATCAGGCTGCGAAATGTAGCCTTGGTTCTGCTCAAACTGAGCTTCTGTTCTGGTATCACGGTAAACGTTAAAACGACCACCGAGGTTACCTACCTTCGCAACACCAACTGGCTGCGTGTTCACATTACCCTGAACCGGTACCCACTGGAATTCTGGAAGCATTTCCAAAATAGCAGCGGCACGAGGAGTACAAACGATAAAGTTAGCAGCACCTCTGCGGTTTCTAATGGCAATACGGTTTGCCTGAATGATGATTCTCTGGTAGAAATCACGGTTACGCTCAACCAACCAGCGACCATCAGCGGACTGAGGAGCCCATAACGAATAACCGTTACCGGTACCGTTATCAAGAGCAACCTGGATCATTCTCATGAGCATTTCACGGTCGATTTCAGCCTGTAACTCATACGACATAGCGTTAGTGAGCTCAGTATCGATATCGATACCATTCATGTTCTTAAGATCCTGCTCTAACTCAACAGACCAACGGGCTGCTAACCTACGAGTACCAGCTTCAACAGCTGTTTTCTCAAAGCTAACAACAACCTGTGGAATCTTACCTGTTAACTCAAAGTTAGCAAGCAAGCGTGCAACACCTTTATCCTGATCAGCCATCGGGAAGTCAGTACCAACACCACCTAAACCAGACAACTTCGCAGAAGAAGTACCGGTAAAACGTGAATCTAAGTACTGATAACCAAGTTCATTGCCGTCAGCAGCACCATTACCGGAAGTAGGAATACCTGTACCCTGAAGGGCATTAGTTTTTCCTGTAGCGGTTGGTTGACCGTCAACACCGTTACCAAGAGCATCTTGCTCAAACTTGTAACGGAGGGCAAATGCCAAACCAACAGGTCCGGACATTGGCTGAACACCAACGATTTCGTTCGTAATCAACTCAGGGAAGGTACGACGAATCATCGGGATTAGGATTTTCGGTAAACGAAAGTCGCCTGTGGCGTAGGTATCACCCTGTGCATAAGAGTTAGGGATCTGATTACCATACTGACCGATGTCATTGGTACCCTGCGAAAAAGCAGAACCAGTACCACCGGATACAGAAGACTCATTTAAACACCATGCTTCCTGGTTCTCCAGGAGCATTGCCGTATTAAGACGAGTATGATCGTCTTCGATAGCACGTACGTTATCCGAAGAGTAGTCCAATACAGGACCCCACTTCTCTAACAACGACTTAGCTCTATCTTGATCGATATAAGCTTGCGTGGGTTTAATAGTATTCATAGCTATATGGGGTTATTTGTTTCTCTGTTAAAGAGAATAAAAATTCTTTTTTATCTTTAAATTAGTTAGATTAGTATTTGCCAAGCTCACCCATGTACGCTCCTAAAGGTGCGTGGTCTGCAAAATCTGACTGAGGTTCTTCGGCGCTCTCGTTAAGTACCGGGCGATCGACGTCCTTAGTAACTGTATTTTGCTTGCGTGCTTGCTCGTGCAATACTTCAAGATGCTCTTCATGATTTTTATCAAACATCTTCAACGTGTAGTCAAAGTTTTCGGTAATAAACTTAGCAGACTTCTTACCTAATACTCTTCTACAGAAATTAGCTTTATCTTCCGGTAAGTTATTAACTTTATTCTCTAAAGTGAGCATAGATTTTAACTTACGATTTTCTAATGCTAATTCTTCTACCTTTGCGGTAGCTTCATCTAACCTTTCAGTAGACTCATCAATTCGTGCCTTACCGTCAACAATAGCTTCTTTAATACTATCTTTCTGTAATGCAGCATCAACTGCTAACACTTTACGAAGTTCAGAAATCATTCTATTAGACTTTCTGTTTTTAACAGCTTCGTTAATTGATCTTTGCGGAACTAATTTCTCAAGATATAAATCTAAAAACTTACTGACTTTGTTTACTAGATCTTTCTTGAAAGTAGTAGCCTCTTCATTAATAGCGTGGCTATACTTCTTAACCACGGAAATTAATTTATCACCGTGATTCTTATCAATGGCTTCGATAACCTTATCAAGTTTCTTTGTATGGTCAATATCGATAGCTTCAAGTAAGTGCTCAAGCTTTGTGCTGTACTCATCATCTTGCTTTACTAAAGCTGATTCGACGTGGAGCTTTACTTTATTGTTAAAAGCATTCTCGATAGCTTGAAGGGTATCTTCAGTTAAAATACCTTCAGCTTTCTCTTGGAGTATATCAGTTATCTTTTCCATTTTAAAAAATTCGTTTGTTGGCGGCTTTTTTAATTTTAGCCTTTAACTTGTCTTCAACTACAGTTTTTAAATTTAAGTGAGCGTTTTTATATTCCCCCACTGAAATATTTTTAAGAAAATTACTAATTTCTGTACGTTGTGACATATATTTATTATTTATGCTTTAGAGCTAATTTTATTTAAAAATTCAAGGACTTGTTCTCTTAAGTAAATGTCTAGCTCCTTTTTAGGTAGCGTATCTAACCTCTCTTCAAATTTGTCATAAGTTTCTTGAAAACTACCATCGCTGTCTAAAATAAACTGTTTACTTTCTAAAATACCATTTACAAAAGCTTTTGGGCATGATGGGTCTGATACACAGTCAACAGCAACTAATTTCATATCAGTTACTCTATGTACGCCGCCTTTTTCTTCATTAAGCTGCCCTAATGCTCTTGAACTCATCCCAACTTTTACACCGTCGTTTATTAAACTAGTTACAATTTGACCACAAGGGGTAGATAACACTTTACTTTTTCCAAAAAACATATTACCTTCTTCCCATATGTCGGTAACCATATGACATGCCCTTTCTAAATCGACTTCAGCTGTAGTCGGGTGATTTAATTCTCCCATACTACGATTTTCTCTTACCATATCTCTGGTATAACGTGTAACTTCACGTCTCAATTCATCTAAAGGATAAAATCTTTTGTTTCTATTAACGTCATTGGCCATCATATAGGGGCCCTTGATAAACAGAGTCTTTTTATCATTTTCTTTATCCTCTTGAAGAATGTATTCAAAATCTTCTTTAGGAGCCGGTGTTTCGACTAAAAGTTTATAAGACATCAAATATTATTTATTAATCTGGTTTAGTTTTTATGTAAAAAGCATCCCCCCAAGTTTGCCCATCCCAGGATGTTTCTTTTCTTTCAAAGCCATGCAAGTTAAGAAATGCATCCATCTCTTCTATTCTTGCGCAATTTTCATAAAGTTCGGCTCTATTGACTTCGGTTATAATGTATTGAATATTTTTAAGGGTCTTTTTAGCTCCAATCAAAACATTTAACTCGAACCCCTGAACGTCCATGTTAATTAAATTAAACTTTTTTGAAGGTTCGTATCTATCTAATGGATCGATTTTTATTTCCACTTCTTCAGTAAACACAATATGAGGGTATTGCCTTGCATGCAATTCAGGTTTCATTAATGAATTACTTTGACCTAAATTATCTTTACTTCTATGAAATGTAGTTTTACCTCTAAAAGGCCCTAAAGCTTTATTAACACATATAACTTTATCGTCTCCATCAACCTTTTCACATAAAATTTTATAACTATCTATATCGGGTTCAAAAAATAAAATATGTTGAATTGAATCATAACTTTTATATAAATCATATTCACTTCCATGATGACCACCGATATGTATTACACCGGTAACATTCATATTATATTTTTCTACTAAATTTTTATAATCTAACAACATTATACACCCAATTCTTTTTCTGTTAATATTTTAAATTCTATGTCGCCTTTTTTCTTGCACCATTTTTCAGCTGCCTCCCATTTTGCTCTATTTTGAACATACATTTTTTGTTCATAAAGTCTTGTGGTTTTTCTTTGACCTTTTTTAGCCACAGGTGGTTTAGTTTGTTTAGAAGGTTTTATTTCTATCAAATATGTTTTTATACCAGCTGACTCTTTTATAGAAATAAGACCGTCAACAAAATATCTTTGAACCCGACCTGTGTTAGGATTTAAATAAGGTATAATAACTGATTCACTATTCCATGCAATAACATTTTCATTCAAATCACACCATCTAAAAAATTTTTTTTCCCAACCAGATCTATAGATAGGTAAAGCTTTACCTTTATATTTTTCTCTATTTTTAGGGCTAAAAACGCCTTGTCGAAACGGCATTAAAATATTTAAAAATTAACCAACTAAAAACAACGGAGGTTCTGCATCGCTCAAGCCTGGAGATGCACCTGTATAGAGTTCGTTTTCTAATTTTTCTTTTTCTTGGCGACCTTCTTCTAACATATCATAATTTAGAACACCACCACCAAATAACTGTATGTTGCTGTATTTCCCTCTAACTCTCCCAACGTTTATCTTAGTAAGTGCTAAGGCATATTGGTAAATCCAAGGCTCTTTGATAACCCATTGGATAGGTTGTTCAACATAACATTCTAATATACCCCAAAACTGTTCTTCGTTTGGTTCAGGATACAATTGCATAAACTGAGTTCTTTGATTGAACGCTACAGACTTGCGTAATGCTAAAACGTGCTCACGGGTATCAAGCCAGTTTTTCAAAACGTACCAACTTATTAAATCGAAACCATAATTACCCATTGAATAACTAAAGTAAGTTTGTTGTGCTAAAGTTTGTTCAATTGTAAACAAAGTGTTTACCCCGTCAGAAGAACCCATTTCAAACCCTCTAATATCTAAAACCTTTCTATAATCATCTAAAAGATAATCATATTCTTGATTTAGGTATAATTGATCTGGTTTTAAATCACTACCAACTTGAAATATATACGGGTTGGCAGCTTCGCCTATTACTTCTTTACCTATACCATATAAAGGTGCGAACTTTTTACCGCATTTATCTGGATACCTATAACTAAAATTAGGATTAAGCAGTTCAGAAGTCTTTGTAGGTAAATCAGTTTTTACTGTTTCAGCAGTAGCGTCTCTTTTTGCTGTAAATAATACGTCAAGTCTTACTCCTTTACCTCTTTCATATAAATCGGAATTAAAAATAAGGTACTCTCGTGTATAACCTGCAAACTTAGTGAACATTTCAACAGCTATACCTATATTTTCATAAAGCTGATCTTGATGAATTTCAATATTAACAAGAGGCGCTCCAAGACTTCTTGAAATTCTTTCAGCTAAACGGTCATAACTACATATCTTATTATTAAGATTAGTTGAGTAAAAAGAGCTTACTGGTAGTACCGTTGAACAATCCATTTTATATATTTATTAAAATGACTCTATTGTAACGGATAAACTTGCTTGTTCTGAATCTGGGCTGTATACAGGACCATAAGGAAGAGGTAATTTAGTAAATTTTTTGTTTTGTGTATCTAATTCAAGATACACTTGAGCTTTTAAGTCATTTGTGTTGTTTATCGAGTTTATAATAGTAAGATCTTTAACTGTTTGAAAAGGAATTACCCATGTTCTACCTCTTGTGTAGGCTGTTCCTTCGTTTTTATAAGTAGAAGAAGGAAACTGACCAAATGCACCAACCTGGGTGTTATCTTTACCACCCCAAAATACAAAAATTTTATGAATACAAAATTCATAATTAGAATTGTTAGTGGTATCTAATCTACCTTGATGGATGGTCACCTCTGTTGTTTTATAATCTT